AAGATTCTGCCGCCGCTGGCTCTGGGTCGTGTTGAGCGTCCTCATGCGGTTGATGTCGTCCCAGACGGTCATATCCCAAGAGCCGGGGGCCACGACCATGAACGTACTCGGGAGGCGTCCGTCCTTGTCGAGGCTCTCCGCCAGCTTGATATGCTCATCGTAGGAGTAGACGCTTTCACGGCTAAACTTGCGGTAAACCGCCTGCAGCTTCGAGGTCGGAATCTTTTCCAGCTCCTCGCGGGTAAACGGACGGTCGCCGCTCGAACGCCAAAAGGCGTGGGCGTCGATTTGCCAGCGGGCGCGGGTATACTCCTCTTTGGACTTTTTCACCGGGTCGTCGGCGTACCCACGGCTGCGGTCAGTAGGCAACTTACGGAAAAGCAGGATATACTCGGGGCATCCAACACCCATCTTTGTGCCGTCCTTGCACTGCTCCGTCCAGCCGAGTCTGTAGGTCTGGTTATTCTCCCGCACGACGTCGGTGACGACGGTAATCATGCCAAAATACGCAAACCCGTGCCGCCGGAAATGGGCGATGCAATCCGCGTGGAAAGGCTCAATGGTGGGAGCTGCAAGCCCGGTCACGTTGGCAAACTCGACCCTATCCTTGACGTGGATAGCTGCCACGCGGCCCGGCTTGAGGGGACGCAGCAGCTCCGGGGTCAAGTAGTCCATCTGCCGGAAAAACTCGTCATCGTTTGGGTTGTGGCCGAAATCGTTGTAAGATGGCGAATACTCGTAATGGTTGCCGAACGGGATACTGGTGACGTAGAGGTCGATACTGTCCGTCGGCCAGCTCTTGACCTCTTCCACGCAGTCGTTGTTGATTGCGACGTAGTTGCTACCCTTGACTTCCACTTTCTCACATCCAATCGTTCTCTTGAGGGCCTCAAGCGCAAGGCTCCCGAGGCCGTATTGTTTTATAATCTCCTCCATCTGGCTGCTCAACTCATCGTACTGCTTCCACTTGCGCTGGAGGGCCAGCAGCACCTCGGTCTCGGTATCCATATACAGGATGTCGATAATAACCGGGGCAGTCTGCAAAAAGCGGTAAATACGGTGGATGGCCTGAATGAAGTCGTTAAACTCGTAGTCGATGCCCATGAAGATTGCCCGGTGACAAAACCGCTGGAAGTTGCATCCAGAGCCGGAGAGAGATTTCTTCGTACCAAAGATACGGGTCTTGCCCTGCGCGAAATCCATAACACGCTGCTCGCGGGCCTCAAGTTCCATACTGCCGTAGATGTCCACCATCTCCGGGACAGCTTTCTTCAAGGCCCTGCGCTCGTCTTCGAGGTCGTGCCAGACGACGAAATGCTCCTCCGGCGGGGCCTCGGCGATGATACGGGCCACCTCTGCAGCTCGAATTTCGATACTGTCCCGCTTTTCCTTGGCGGCGTCCGAAAGGCCCATTGCGGCGTCGTGGCCGAGTTTCATCTGGCCGTCTGCCTCAAACTCCGCCGGGCGGTCAAGGCTCGTGAGCTTGTGGTATCTGATGTCCATCGGCGGGAGCGAATAGCCCTCGTCAGAAAAACCGAGGTCGGAGGGCTTTTGCAGGAACAGGCCCCAGCTCGCGCACCAAATCCAAAACTCCCGCTCGCGGCCCGGGTACAAGGTCAGATTGTTGGCCTTGGTCGAGTCGCGTTTGAAAAATCGGGTAAGGGCCTGCCCGGTATCCATGACCTCCAAAAAGCCCGCGTAGTGAATCAGCTCTTTGTAGCGGTTCGGGCTTGGCGTCGCTGTGTTGGTGAGCTTGTACTTGACGCCCTTAAACTTGACCGCAAAGCTCTGGTAGGTCTTAGAGCCAAAGCTGCGGAGGGTAGCCGCCTCGTCGAGGCTTACAGCCGTGAAGCAGTGCGGGTCAATATCGCCGTCTCTGACTCTCTCGTAGTTTGTCAGGATGATAGGCGCGTTGCTCGCAGCCTCGACCTCGGCCATCGTGCGGCAATAGGGCGGCTCCGGCAGGCCCAGCAGGTTCACGGCGTCAGCCCGGAACTCCGGCATTACGTTGAGCGGCATCACGATGAGGGTTTGTCCGCCCTCGTGTTTCTGCAGGATGCGGCACCATTCGAGCTGCATCACCGTCTTGCCAAGGCCAAACCGGGCAAAGATTCCCCGGCGTCCGCCTCTCAAGGCCCAAAGGACGCTCACGCGCTGGTGGTCTTTCAGCACCGGGCTGACCTCGGAGGGGTCAATCTCGATGCCTGAAAGGGGCGCGACGTCAATCTTACGCTCGAGAAATTCGCGGTACGTCACCCTGAACACTCCTCTCTTTGCCCTCCAAATCAGCCCTGCAGCAGGGGCAAGCTGTAACATACTCGGGCGGTACGCGGTCAACCAGATAAGCCGCTGAGACGCCCAGAGCCTCAGCAAAGGCCCGGATGCCCTCGATACCCGGCGTCGTCCCGCCGTTTTCGTAGAGCGTCACGACCCGCATATCGCTTCCGACGCGCCGCGCAAGGTCTCTCACGGTCAAGCCCTGCGCAATACGGGCCGCTTTGAGCCTCGTACAAAAAATTCTGTCCATCGTGTTTTCATCCTCTCGTAATCTTTACACCACCAGTGGCGGTAAATCTCCCCACTGCTCCGACATTGCCCCAGCGACGCCCGGGAATGTCTTCGACCTCATTTTTGCCCGGTCTGCGGTGAACATCCCCCGGCCATATTCCTTTCGGTCGACGGAATGTGCGCTAGACGGACACCACGTTGCTTGAGGCACTACAAAGTCCGTCGGAAAGAGAGGCGGGAGATTTTTCAGCCAGAGGCACGTTTTCTTTGAGTACGGATGTCCGAATTGATAGGGCTGTATCGTCTGCGTGTAGGGCGGCAGGCAGAAAACCTTGCTCGGGATAGGGTTCTCTACGCAGATTCTCGGGATATTCGCCCACCAGAAACGCATAAACAAATCTCGGCCCTGAATCCCTTTCATCACCCGGTCGGCTTGCAACTCGTGGCCTTTCCACAGATGCCGCGCTCCGGCGTTGCTGAGGTAGGTACAAGGTGGATGGGCTATAAGTAAATCCCATCTTCCGACGTTGTGCGTCTCGCCATCCATCGTTACGACCAGCCCCCCCCCTCAAGAGCTGCCACGGCGTCGCCCCAAATATGCCATTCAGGATGTCCTCCGCTTGGCTCTTGCAGGTCGCAAGAATATGCCTCATGACCTCTGGTACGAAACGCCTTGCAAGCCTCTTGGCTCTCTTCGCAGGCTATCAAAACTTTCATTTTGTAATCCTTTTCGGCAGCTTGGGCGTCGGCATCCAGATGGGAAAATTCTCGGGGAAAACGGCAACGATATTCCAAAACCAGTTTGTAACGCGCTGGTCGCCGGGATTAAGGTTGAGGCTCAAGACGCACCCGTCCTTGTCTGCGTCATCCTCGGTCGGCCTCTTCTGGGCGGTCAAATACCAGCCGCTGTGCTTGCAGGTATCAGTTTCGGCATCATAGTTGCACTTGTCGCAAAACTCGCCGCCGGGGTGGCGGCACTCATCGCAGAGCATCAACCGCTCGCCGCAGTAAGGGCAGTAGGCTTTGTAGCCGTCTGCCTCAACGTCCCACTTCATCTCGACCTCGCGGTCGCAAGAGGGACACCACTCAGTAACGTCTTTAGTCATCTTCCGCTTCATCCTCCTCTCTATCCACTCCCTCGATTTCGGCCCCGCAGAACGGGCAGAACTTGTATTCGTTCTCTTCCGGGGTTCCCTCTTCGAATACAAGGATTTCTCCGCAGTTGGTACAGGTATAGTTTTCATCCCCCAGAAAGCTATACGACATTTTCAGCCGGGCCTTGGGCTGCAGGTTCTTGAGGTCAATAACCGGGGCCGTCTCGATAAGCGAGGACGGGACGCCGTGAAAGGCGGCGTTGCCCTTGGTGATAATCATAACCTCGTGCTTGAGCAGCTCGTCGCGGTCAATCAAGACGACTTCCTCAGACATTGCATTCATCTCCTTTTGGCGGTTTAGGCTGCTCCATCCAGTGCGTTACGCCCTCCAAAACCTCCACTTTATCGACCTGCAGGTCGTAGTTATTCAGCTCCGGGTGGAAGCTGCGGGCGGCAAAGAGGGCGTTTTCTTCGGCCTCTTTCCGGCTCCGGGCCTCAACCTCGTACCAGCCGAGGCCCAAAAAAGTAACTTTGTATTTCATCGCATTTCCTCCGTTCTCACAGGCTCGAACTCGTCGAACTCCGGGTAGCCCCGCCGGGCCATTTCAACGGCACTGTGTTCAGCTTCTCCGGGGCTTTCGGCGTCGAGTCTCCAACGATAGATGACCGTACCGCAGATATTGCGGCACTCAATAAGAGTCTCGTATTTACGCACGGCCCTCCTCCAATCTCGCCGGGGCTGGGCCGCCTCTCAGCATAGCCGCTTCCTTTGGCGCGGTCGAAATATCTTCCCGCGCCTGCTTGAGAAACTCGACCCGGCGGTATGTCAGGTCGGGCGTCCGGGCCAACTCGGTCAAGCCGCCGACGCTCCCGGCGTAGGATTTCGCCGCCGGGGGCAGGCTATCGTATAGGGCCTGCAGCTCCTGCGTTCCGTCGCTTCGGCGGAGTCCACCATGCTCGTCCAGCCCTATAATCATCGGGCAGCTGCGCCATCTCAGATACTTTTGCGCCTCGTAAGCGGCTTCGGCCAGAGCGTTCCACTCGGCGTCCGGGTCGAGGTTCTGGGAAAGCTGCCTGAAAATGTCGGCCACCGTGATGGGGTAAACGCAGACCCGGTTTGCCGCGAGGAACGCCCGCTTTACGACGTCGCCCGGATAATCCCGAAACTGGTATGTCCAGACGTCAATAACCGTTTTCATCTCCTCGTCGGTCAAGGGTTTTGTCCCCAACTTGTACAGGGTCGCATTCATAAGCACCAGCTCTGCGGCCTCCTCTTTCGTCATCGTTCAAACCCTCTCTCTTTGTCCATATTCGCCAGCACACGGGCAAGCTGGTCTTTTGTACTCTCCCGGCCCGGGGCGCGGACTTGAGACGGCTTTTGCCCGCTCCTCTCTCTGTCTCTCGATACCCAGCCAGCGGCGGCGGCTTTCCAATTCTTCATCGGATTCTTTCCGACGCGCCAGCCGTTCGACTCGTAGTAGGCGAAGAACTGCTCGGCCTGCGCGGGCGTCGCCCCTTTTTCGGCAAAGACGACTTTCACGTCCTCTATCTTCGGAGGGACGAATTTCTTTTTCTTGGGGGCCTCGGGCGTAGGTTCTTCTATAACCTCAGGTATATCTTCTTCTAATCTCTTAGTATTAGATATATCTATATTATCAGTTACAGATACAGATACAGTTGTATCCATACTGTATTGATACTGTATGGATAGGGTATCTATACAGTATTGTCTAAAGCGAGGGCATTTGATGTTTTTTAACGAATACTCGACGCCTTTTAGACATTTAGGGGATTTCGACCAGTTGTATTTGTGCCAGTTAAGTAGCAAAACCTCTTTCGTGGTCTTGTCGTAACGGATAACGCCGTGGACAATTTCCATCCGGCGAATCAGGCGGTCTACGACATCCTCGTTGTAGCCCAGCTCTCGGCTGACCTGCTTTTTCCCAAGCTCATAGCAGCCGCTCAAGGACGTATGAGGATTTGTCAGGAGGTAGAGGTAAAAGTATTTGTCCTCCGGGGTAAAATCGTCATCCACTTTCGGGTCTGTCCAGAAGTTGGGCGATACGCAACGAAAGATTGCCATCAGCTCACCTCCTTTCTTTGGTGGGGTTGAGGTTAAAACGGCAGGTCTTCGGCGTCATCGTCTATCACACGGTTCTCGTCATCCGTAACAGGTGCGGGAGTCTGGGCGGGAAGTTTGTCCGTCTCGCCCGGAAAATCGTTTTTCGGGGCATTTCCGCCGTTGTCAAAGGGTGTAGGCTCTTCGACCTCGGAGAAGCCGCCCGTCGGGGAGGCTTCCTGCATCATATCGATGACCTGCTGTACCCACCGGGCCGTTACGAGTCCGCCGACGAAAACGCCGTCAGCCTCAAGGCCCCAGTAGGTCTTCCCGTTGACCTCCCGGCTTTTCAGCTCCCGTCCAAAGACTTCCACGGCGTCGCCTTTTTCAAGCAGCCCGTCCCAAGTCTCGACGTTCCGCCATACGGTACACTCGACAAAGGTACTGTTCCGCTTGCCGGATTCATCCTTGGCGCTGTGAGACTTGATGTTTAGGCTCATAAACAGGTTGCCGTTTTTGGCCTCTTTGATTTCAGGGTCGTGGGAAAGAGTCCCGAGGACTTTAACGCCCGTGTTGGTCTTGATAATCATTCAGCATCACCGCCCGTATCTTCGCCGTCGTCGGCCTCGCTCGGCTCCGGGTTTGCAAAGGGGTCGCCCTCAGCCTCAACCATATTCTCGATGACCAGCGGCGCGGGTTCCTCTTTCTTGGGGGACTTGATACGGCGGCGGGAGGTACGGCCCTCGGGCTGCTCTTCGCTGACATCCCGGAAACCAGCCTCTATATCGATGTTTACCTCGCTCTCGTCATAGAGACCGCCAAAGAGCGACGGGAACGCCTCGCGCAAAGCCTGATTGACGGCCACCTTGCGAATCATCGTGGACTTCTTGGCATTCCAGAGAGACTTTCCTGTGTCGTACTCGTCCAGCTTGACCTCGCTGTAATACGGGCGGCTGCGGTCTTTGCGGTAGACCTTGGCCCAACCTCCAACAAGCGTCTCGCCATCGTAGACGAGCGAACCCTGCCGATGGTCGATTTCTCCGGCTGCCGAGTCGAGGACGATGATGCCAGCCTCGAAACCGTCGTACTGGGGGTGGCCCTCGGCCACCTTGAGGTAAAACGTCTTGCCGAGGACGATGGTGCAGGGCGTATCGTCGTTTTTGTTGTCGTAGTGGATGAGATAAATCTCACGGGTGAACGGGTTCGCCTTGTACTGCTTGCAGACCTCCAAATAGATTTTGCACTCAGCGGGGGTCGCATCCTTGCAGATGAAGTTGCGGACATCCTCAAACGATACGACGTGATGCTGGCCGTCCATGCTGTCGAACTCGACCGGGGCCACCTGAATGTCGGTCTCCTGAACGGCTACCTCCTGCTTGGGACGGGATACGAAAGAACGGCTCTGAACCGTAGTATTCGGCGCGGGTGCGCCAGTGCGTGTGTTGAATCCCATTTGTTTACCCTCCTAAAAGAATAAATTTTATTTGCTCTGCTCAATCGGCCCGTAACGGAAGCCGCGCTCCTCTTTGCCCTTGCGGAACCATTCGATGTCGGCCTCAGTAAACTCGACCCAGAAAAGATATTTCCGACGAGTCTGGGCGGCAGGCTTCGGCGTTACCATCGACCGCATCGCCTCAAAGTCGAGACGGCCATCAGGGGTAATACAAGCCCGGGCCTGCGCAGCTTCGGCGGCTTTCGCCTTCTCTCCTGCCTTTTTTATCTTCTGTGTCCAC